AATGTGGGTTCAAGCTGCGTGGGCAGATGAACATCGAACGGAACGCTGACTTTGCCAGCCTCAACGTGCGAATCGTATGCGTTGGTAGAAAGCTCACGAACAACCGCGAGAATCTTGTTAGAATAAAGACCGTCAGATAGAATGAAAAACGCCTTGGACGAAGCTTCGATACTGAACTTCGACTCTTCAAAATTACCAGACTTCTCAATTGTGTGTGTGCCAGCGTGAAGTTTCATAATTGCTTATCTCCTAAAAGTGCTAAGTGACTGAATGTGCTTTGATTGTACACTATGTATCGGCGTTGTCAATGGGTAGACTTGAAATTTTTTTTCAACCGTTCCGGTATACGCAAAAAGATATTGGTTCAAGGGTAAAATCATCAATATGATTATCTACAAAATCTTCCCATTCGTCAATGAACTTATCTATTTTTGATATATCTTCCTCGCAATATCTATATGAAATATAGTCATCTGCATCATATTCCCATATAATTATTCCATCTTTACTAGCATCAACATCACGAATATCTTGTTTAAAATGCCTTGAGACAAGATATTCTAGTGGGGATTTTGTATCATTCTTAATCGCCCTAATGATATCGCTTTCAGACATATCAAGTTTGATCATTTGTCCACCCCAATGATTGAGACACAACTGGCAATTGTTGAATAAAAATATCTTTAATGCTATTGGCTATATCCATATGTTCTTTCTGGGTGCCGTGAGAAGATCGTAGATTTATATAGTGAATCCACGACCTAATGGTGCCACTCATATATAGTCTGGTTGGGACTGCTAGTGGCAATACAAACCTTGCACATTCTTTAGCTATTCCATCGGCAATCATACCATCATAAATAGCTTTTGATTTTGCAAAATGTTCACGAATTTGGGTGTTCCATTTTACTTTGATTTCATCGGATATATCATCAATACTATTTTGACGATTTTTATTATCCTGTCTCCTTAATTCAAATAAGGGAATACCTTCTGATAAGAGCGTAGTGTCTGCATATCTTTGGCTAAATTCTTGGAATGTAAAACTACGATGACGAAGAATCTGTGCAGCAATACCTCTTGTGGTATTAATCTCTACTGTCATAAACCCTTGTTCAAAAATGCTCCAATGTTCATGGAGTATGCAATATTTCAATAATTTTGCTATGTTGTCATTGTTTTGTCCACTTGGATTTGATACTCTGGCGCAATATGCCATGAGTTTTTCTGCGTCGGGAGTTATACTAATTAGTTTTACATAGCTCATTTTTGCATTAACTCCTCATGAGATATTATTTTCTTGTATGAAAATCCCGCATCAAACCCCTGCGTATAAGACTGCTTGATTAAATCTAAATTTTCTAGCTGTTCTTCTATGCTTTCTCTATTTTCTTTAGCCCAATTCATAAAACTAGATTCTTCATCAGAAATATCATTTGGGCCAATATCCAATAAGTATACGTAATCATATGCGTAGGCTACTTGTCTTAGTCTAGTGTCGATTGTGCCAAATACAATAACGCCACCTTCTTTATAAATACTTGTTACAACAACATCGTCCATAAATGTATTAATCAGATGGTCGCCAACTTTAACGTTTAGTGCGTGATCAATTCTCATTTGGTGTTACCTTGCTATCAATATTGTCTTCGTCTCTGTATTTGCCAACAAGAACATTATACGCATCTTCTAGGCTTTCTGCCATTCTCAATACCCACAAATCCTCATTACCCAAAATATCATACCTATCTAGGTCTTCGATCATATAGGTGAGAACATTTTCATAGCCAACATCTGTTAGCAAAGTTTTAATTTTGGATTTGTTTTCTAAATATGAAAGCTGTTTTTTTCGTTCTATTTCTTTTAATCCTAGCATTGTAATATCTTCTGTGTTAGTGTCAACATTCCATTGTGATTTAAACATCCAAGTGTGGTCCTTTCACAATATGATACCTTACCCCAAGTGTTTTGTCAACTGGTAATTACAAAATTCCAAAGTAAGTACAGCAAAAACCTATAATATAGCCTACACAAAAAGCATCAAAAACAATTATAGATAAGACAAATTTATTGTGGTCTATTTTTAATTTTAGCATAATATATCTCACAATCTTTTACAACGTTAGAATTCCAACTTTTATAGTTCATTAAATGGCCAAAAACAAAATGACACGGATCATCGCACAATGTAATCAAATTATTTGGATCTAATTCTAGGTCTGGATTTAAATGAAAAGGCTGTATATGGTGGACCTCAAGTTTTTTATTTCTACCACATGCGGCACAATCTGGATTGTTCTCTAAATGCTCTTTCCTTATTGTAATCCAGCGTGATGACCTAGCATCATAATCGTCATTTTGGAAAAAGAACTTTAGCAGTTTTTGAAAAATCATGGTTTGGCTTTTTCTGTTATTTCTTTTTCTATAGCGTCCATTGCTGTTTTAACCCAATCAACAAATATACTTATCCTTGTATGTCCAGACCAATCATCTATATTTGAATCTAATTTTTTATCTTCTGAGAACACGCAGGAGTTGATTCCTGCTAATTTTTTATCTATAAATAGTCCACCACCACTATCTCCATGACATATTAAAAATTCTAAGCCTGTTTTAGGCATATCTTTTAAAGAGCATATCAATAGATCTCTGTCTATAGACCCAATAATATTTGATCCCGCTCTTTTTAAGTTATCAATTTTTCTTTCTGTGCTTTGATATGTTCCAGTAATACCATATCCAGCCATGCTGCAAATTTTACCAATCTCATCATTTTTTGTATATGGTTCTGGATAGAAAGATATTTCTGCATCCTCTTCTAAGTGTCCTATACCTATGTCGTATTTACCAAATACATTTTCTTGATATAGTGCGTGGTGTGCTACAAAATCTGCTGATATTGTTTTTTCACCCACAACAATTCTGCAATTTTTGCTACCTTTAATTACATGGGCGGCAGTTAAAAACCATCTTGGTTTAATAATTACTGCTGATGCGTAAAAATAGGTACTTTTTTCATTATCATAATTACCTTCTATTTTTACAACTGATGGGTGCTTATCGCCATATTCAACATATTTAGAATCTGGTACATTTTGATCTATAGTTCCAGCATTAGCAACGCAACATAATAAACTAAGCAATAGTGTTAGGTATTTCATACATAGCCCTTAACGTATTTAACAGAAGAGTTAAGAAATCCATATATAATATACACTCATATGGATCATTTACTATGTAGAATAAACACGGTGGTAGGTATGATGCCTACCACTGTGCTTATCTAGAACTTCACAATCACTCTTCACGGGCGAGACTAACCCCAAAAGAACCCGGTTTTACAGGTGGTAGAGAGTCGCTACCAACAAATTCACATAGTGCTGGCTCACTTACGTTTCCAGCATCATCAACGTCTACAAGTGTCAAAACAACCCTATCGCCCTGATTAACGTTAACTTCATCAAAAGTAACAGTACTGGCAGCATAAGACTTGGTTGAAACGGTAGCATCATTTACTGTTACGGTAAGTCTACGCTCTGTAACGTCGCTATCGACCACTGGACCGGCGGATACACTATAAAATAACATAATTACACCATCTTTCGTTAATGAGCGAATGTATGATACTTTAAGATTTGGATGAATCATTCGCGTATTCATCTTATTCAATACCTCAATAATCTGTTGAAAATTGAGATTGATTTCTCTAATATCTTGAAAAAAACTAAACATATTTATTCCTTGTATCTATTTTTTCTTCCGCGTCCTCTGTTTTTACCTTTAAATGTTGGTAAAACTGAATCACAGTTGTTACAAATAATTCTGAAATTAGTGATATCATTATTTTCAGAGTCGCCATCTATATGGTCGCTTACTAATGGTATTGTTATATTCCTCCATTCAGATAGACCACAAATCATACATTTATTTCCATGTTTATGTATTAAATATTTTTTAACTAATCTACGAATACTATTGTCTGAATGGTTTTTATAATCGCCACCTTCTATTATTTCTATTAACCTAAGAATGGATTCTTCTTTGAAAGTTTTATTTTTATTCCAAGGAACACAACCTTTTTTTTGTCCTGCTAAACTTGATCTTTCTCGTTTGGCTTTATTTGGATTATGTTCACAATATTTTACATGTGCGACTAGCGATCCTTTATTATTTATGCATATTTTGCAATATTGACATTCATTCATAAATTTCTCCTTATTGGTTATACCTTTATATACACCAACTGGAGCATTTATCCAAACAGAGGCTAAGAGAATCGAACTCTTATCGGTGTGACCCGACCCGCTTTAGCAAAGCGGTGCAGCAAACCAATATCTGCCTAACCTCTCTAGCCCACACTATTATACTTGGTTAAGGTATCCTTAACATAAAAAAGAAAAGATCCCCGAAAGTGTGCATTGTTAAGAGGCATCGGGGGATTTGTTCTTTTCCTCTATCGATCAACGAACAACGCTGCGAACCCTTGCAGCCGTTCGTCGGCCAACATTACGTGTAGCTTCCACTGTTCGCCTAGTTACCTCTACTGGAACAGCAACGATTTCGCGGGCAACAGTTACTGTCCTGCTTCGTAGATTACACTTACCATTAACACACTCACCGGCAGAACAAACCCCGCAGAACAAAACGGCAACCATGCACATAAAAGTTTTCATACTATCTCCTAGTTTAAAGTTAAAATCATATCCTTACAATTTATCGATATCGAACACAAGCATACCAACCATTGCGACCTTTTGCAACCCCTATCTCAAGTGGTTTCCTTTGTCCCCAATAGCAGCAATTTTTAACAGCATCGTCTGCACTTCTGCTGGAATAGCCTACACCTTCATATCCTGTATTACCTCCCATGTGGGACATTCTACAATTCCTTGCTTGAATTTCAGCTACGCCTTGGGCTGAACTTGTATTACTTGAAGTTCTAGAATAATAAACTTCTTGTGCATACAAAGTATTAGATATTAGAGCAATCGCAATCATCAAAACATACTTCATAAATCCTCCTTGATTAATCATCTCAACTGAGTGGGCTATGCGTTTCCCACTACTTGTTATATCGTCAAAGTCTCATTGCAACATTTAATTTTTCTGTGCCACAATTTTACAAAAATCTATGACTTCTTGATCTGAAAATGTATTTTTGGCATAGTTATATATCAAAGCAACAAATCTTACATTACCTTTAATATATCCGATAGAGTTGTCTATTCTATCTAAAGATGCTTGATATGGATATTTTCTTATATCATCATTTGAATGAGTTCTTAAAGTCAATTTTTTATTTGTAAATGGACAGACTCCATTTTGTTCATGCCATAATTGTTTTAAATATTTACAATCAATATTGTATTCGTGCTGTCTATTCTTTGAATTTTTGCGAACTACTTTCATATACCATTTAAACGATGTGAAATCATTTAATCTATTATTTGGTACTAAATTTTGATTGTATAAGCCGTGATATTTTCCTAAGTGTGAGCATGAATTTTTAGAAGCACAGTTAGTGCTGCAATAAAAAATAGCTTTTCCCTTCCTTAATTGTCTATCTATTTCTGCTTTTCTTTTAAAACTTTTTATTCCACATTCTGCACAAGTTATTTCTGTTGTTTTCATAATTTTTGCCTCCACTACATTATACACGAAATAGTGGAGGCGCACAATAATATGGTGGAGGCGGCGGCATTCGAAAGCCGCGTCCAGAGTAAATATCGATATAAACGTCTACATTATTAGTTAGTTGTTATCACACAGCTAACAAAGCTATCAGAATTATCTGAATCAGATTGAGTACAATCATCAGTCTCGTTTATGTCTGGTGAGACTTCCATATCAGATTATCTGCGTCAGCATGATTTGATAATAAGGTTCATGCCACCCCACTCATTACCTAATTAAATTAGGCAGCGAGAGCGAGAGTTACTTCGCCAATTGACATTTTAATCGGTTTTTATACTGGCCAACCGATCAACCAGTTAATGCAGTTTATATTTCTTTTTACCTGTCGATACCTTTCGCCCCCGTTATTTCAAAAAGTTATACAATGATCTATAACCATTGTACCCTGTGCTACGACCAATCTCTCTACCATTTTGCATGATCACAAAGGTTGGCAGCGTTTTGATATTATACCCCGTGAAAGCATCTTTGTCAACAGCATGATCTAATTCGATAATATCGTAATTTTTGATGATCTCTGAGAGCTTGTTGTTTGTATTGATATCATTTTTAGCAATCTGACAATATTGGCACCAACTTGCTGAGAAAATCAAAAGCGTCTTTTTTTGATTATCGTAAGCCAAAACGGTTGATATAGAAATTAGGCATGATATTAAGAGTATTGAAATGATATTGGAATTTTTCATTGCAAACCTTTCAGTTGGCTATTGTGTATATCTATCAACAGTATATACACTGAATTTTGCCCACTGAAATGGATTACATGATTTTATAAAATAAGGCGGGACCGGTTTTTACGCCAATCCCGCCCCATATTCACTTTTTAATACTACTTAGAGTACCACAAATACATTTATCGCAACACGGTACGCCGGGGTAGCACTTATCGCCTTCACATTTATTTCTACAATCTGGACCACAATTTACATTTCCACAAGTACAAACTATAGTATTACATGAAGCAATAAATAACACCAAGAATAAAGCTATAAATTTTATCATGTTTTCAGATCCTTTTTAGTGTAGTAGGATATATAAAACAAACTAATCAAAGCTAATACACTTATAATTCCACCAATCCAATAATATACAAACGGAATAGTAATCATAAATCACCTCATTGTTTAATTGTTTCACAATTTATTACCAACAACGTTCTTTGTTTTAAACTCTTTTAGTTCTTGCATAAGTTTTTTAAGATTATCGCTTTCTGTTAAGTCTTTCAAAGAATAATGAACTCTATAGTCGGAGTTTATATTTCCCAAAAATAAAGTACTAATAGCTAGACCAGAACTAACAATCAACATCATAATTAGACCAGCAAAGAATATATACATTTCCATGTTAATCTCCTTTACTGTTATTTAGTAATAGATTACCAAGAGATAAAAAACTAGGAACCCACAATCCTACAAACATGCCGCACTCTTTTGCGTTATCAACTCCACTAAACCACAAACCTGTGCTTAGTGCAAAACTTAGAAATGCGGCAACAAGAATGCTAATTTTAAACGGTGACATAATAAACTCCTTATTGAATAGACTCTTCAAATATTTCAGTTTGCAACGTAGATGGTTTTTTAGTAATTGATTTAAAACTTAACTTAGTAATTTGTCCACGGGGATGACCATGAGATGCTTCTAAAAAGCATTTATCCTCACCGTGCATATCGTGATAACCTTTGAATCTCCAAGTATAGCTTTTAATAATTTCTTCTGGTTGAATCTTATCGTCATAAAGTTCGCCCTCTACTTCAAACGATATGATTCTTTTAAATAGCTTTGGCATATTCTCCTCCTTTACCAACTAATTCTTCCGTGGTGTGGTCTTGTAGAAGTTCTGGGCAATGTCTGCCAATTTCAACTTCTAACGTACCATTGGGGTAATTAAATTTTTCTCTGTAAATGTAATCTTTTAGACTGTCGAGCATATCAACCTCATCCATATGTGAAACTATATAGTCCACATATCTTCGTGTTAAGTATGCTTTGTTATCAATCGTAACTTTTAGATTTTTCATAATAGCACCCTTAATGTGTGAGAGTATCTACATAATCATCTTGAAAGATTTCACGTAGAATTGCGGGATTCTGTTTCTTGATCTCTCTATATAAATGCTTGTGAGTGTATTTATTTTTTTCTTTGAATAGATACTCACGCAAAGCATCCCTAATCTCCATAAAATCCATATGAGCTATGATAGCTTGGATATAATCGTCTTGTATTTCTTGACGATTAGAATCATCGATACGATCAATGAAAAAACAACTCATAAATCACCTCCATAGTACAAAAAAATTTGTCTATGACTACTTTCGCCCATAGTTTAAAGATACTGGCGAATGTCTTCAGTGACTTGCAACAGGGCTTGCTTCACGCCCGCCCAAACTATTATACGTAGCTGCCTAGTTATTTACAAAAGATTCTTCACCACATAAAGCTCTACCAATAGCAATTCTAACACCGAGTTTCTTACTAAAAGTATCCTCGCTTGAGCATATAGCAACCCCACTAGAGGTATGGTTGTGGTTATCTGTTATAGTAACAACTGTCCTACCACCTTTAGTTTCATAACAATTATTTTCATCGCGGTTACGATAGTGCATAACCCTTACCTTGTAACCCAAATCACGAAGTCCATCAACGGTGCTAATGTGGTGCATAATATTCTCCTGCTAAACTATTTAAAGTAACGATAGATTTTCAACAAAACTAACATACATATAGCTATACCAAACAACGATATACCTATTCTTGTTGGATCATCATGAACGAATGTTGGACATATTGCACGATGAACAACGCTAACTAATTGTATTATCATAATAGCCCCAGCAGGAATCGAACCTGCAATTAGAGATTAGAAGTCACTTGTTATATCCATTTAACTATGGGGCCG